TTTACGACTTGTATTATCTTGCCTTGATTATCAACACCAGCAGTGTTTTGTATGCTGTCAACCTTTAACGTACTCATAAGATCACCCAGTTCCCACCAGATGCTACAGTTACTGTAACGCCAGTGCTGATCTCTATGTCACCTATGCTTGCAGCATTCTTAGTTGCAGCAATAGTGTAGTCAGCGTCTATGCTTTGTTCGTTCTCTATAAAGTTAGGAAACTGTATTCCTGATGATCCGTTAATTACGACTGCCATATATTCACCTATGCCGCTAGTTTAGTCCAAATTTCAGAATTTGTAGATTGCTTTGTCCATGTCTCTGCATTTGCAGTTTGCTTAGTCCAAGACTCTACATTGATTACTGAATCTTCCCATTTCTTTCTTGCCGATGCGGTAAATCCTGCAACAGCGCTAACCGCCGCCGCCCCTGATTTAATTGCATTTCCATTTGCGCTAACAGTAGATACGGCGTTGATTGTTGAAGATCCAACCAATAACGTAACCGCGCTTACGGCAACGCTTGACGAGGCAGATATTGTAGCCCCAGACGATTGCACTCTGTTAGCTGTAGCGGTAACAGTAGACGTTGCCGCTATTGTTGCCGTGTTATCGCGATCTCTTATGTAAACAATCGACGTAACCGATGCGCCAGCAGATAAAGAGTCAGACTCGCGAACTCTTGTGCCGCTCGATGTTACTGTAGCCGTACTTGCAATGGCAGATGCCGCATCAATAATTGTTACAGCGCTTGCAGTGACGCTCGAGGCAGCAGTTACCGTTGCTGCGGCGTCAACAAAGTTAATTGCGCCTTCAGCGGAAAACGGTTGCTCACTAAATGCGTTTATGCCAAACAATTAAACAACTTTCCAGCTAGATCCTGACGGCACAGTGACGCTAACGCCAGAATTTACAGTTAATGGGCCAGCAGATATTGCGTTATTTCCACTGGTGATCGTGTAATTTGATGCAATCGTATGCGTATGCTCAAATATGGCGCCAGAGATAATGCCACCAACAGACGTTAAGTCTGCCGGAACGTTTACATCATCGTTTGAGTCGGCGTATATCGACTTTTCTGCAGGATAAGTAACAAATACATCTTTTGTCCCAGCGCCAAGATTCAATGCGCTGCCAGAGTTTGACGACTCTAATATTGTTGTACGGCTTAACGTTGTGCCAGAGGCCGTATAAGTACCTAGCCCAACCTCGTAGTCGTTGCCTGACACAATTGCATAGTATGTCGTGTTGCCATCGCCAACGGCGGCAAAAGACTGAAAGCCGTCTGCGGCTCCGGCAAGAGTTAACGTGCCTGTTCCGGTCGTTGTACTTGTTTCCTTGACTCGATCCTTTACAACTAGAGCCATATCAGTCCTTAATCAAGCGTTATGTCTAAATCTCCGGCTGGCACACGAAAAACGTCGCCAGACTCAATTGCTTTTGATGCAGAAAGTGCCGCATAACAAAGCAAATTGCCGGAACTTGATGCGTCAAACACGCCAACGTGAGTAACTGTGCCATAGCTACCAGTAGCAGTTGGAAACTCAATTGATGCAGAGTTTGTTGCCTCGTTGCCAGATACCGTAAATGCGGCAGTTTGTCTAAGATATCCTGATCCAGACACCTCTGTTCCGCCGCCAGCCTCGCCGGGTGCGCCAGTAAATAACGCCAAATATAATGTTGACGGCGCAGTGTACGCGCTGTTTGTAAAGACATGATCTAACAGCTCAGTCTCTAAATAATTTGAAAAGCTCATCCTAATCCTCTCACTTTAAGTTTTAATCCAGATCCAGAATGTCTAGATCGGTCTGATGATTCGTTTAATCGTAAAACTGCCGCCGCATACAACTGCGCCCAAACTGTGATCCGTGCATCTTCCTGCAAGTATGGCGCAGAATGCATTAGCGATCCATATAAATATACATCTGGCGAGTCGTCTAACAGCCAGTTGTCACTGTTTGACGCCAAATCAGGTACTTTAGCAAAGTACAACAGCTCCAGCGTGTAGTCCGCATCTGGCGTCGGATAGAAGTTAAACTGCCCATCTGCATGAGCGTAATACTCAGGCCGACCAGCCATATCCTCAGCGCCAGCACGTTTATCTGCCATAGCGTCTCGAGATATTAAATTAACAACGGTTGTGCCAGTGCCTTGTATGCTGACTCGAATTGTTTCCATCCAATCGGCTGGCACTTGCGAGTATTGATCACCGGCATCTATCGTTGCAGTTGATCGAGTCTCCATCTTGTAGTGCCGAATATCGCGATTGATCTGCGACTCCGCCAACTGAATGAACGTCGGTATAACTGCCGTTAGATCGCTGCGATTAAGATAATCGGCGACTGTCGATTGCAGTGTGCTGTAGTTTGTTATTGTCATGGCGTCATCCCTAGTAATCCTTTATCTTTGATTGCGTACTCAAACGGTATGCCAGCATCAAAAAGTATTTGTTGATAGTAATTGCTTGTCTCGTATGGCGCATTCTCTATGCCTTTTTTTGTTAGATTGCCTTGGCCCCAATTGTATGCGGCGAGCGTATCTCTCCAGTCTGGAAACTTATCATTCAAGTTTCTCAAGTAATGTGCCGCACCAAATATCGATGACGTTGGATCCATTGGGTCAACGCCACCAGTCTCACTTACTGACGCCGCAGTCCTTGGCATAAACTGTGCGATGCCTTGCGCTCCGGCCCTTGATGATATTTTGCCAGATACAATCTCGGGATCAAATTTGCTTTCCTGATACAGCAATCTAGTCAACAAAGTCTCGGGAATGTTGTACTGCTGCGCGGCCTGCTGAATTGTTGGCTTGTACTTTTCGTACTCATCCCGATTAAATGGCGGCGACCAATCGCCAGTGCCTGCGGCAGCGCCTGCGGCAGTGCCTAGTACGCTAGTCAATAGACCGGCAACGTCGCCTTTAAAATCTCTGGCAACGTCCTTAGCGCCTTCTTTAAATCTGTCGAGTAATCCTATTTTTTTATTTGGCATCAGAATAACGTTGGCCCTGAAAAAAGTCCTATTTGTTCGGTAAAATCTTTGTCTTTTTTAGTCATGTATTTTGGCTGAAAGTCAGGAACAGTAATGCGTTTATTACCTGATGGCAACATAGCAGATTCTGGAACCATGCCGTCAGCAATCATTTGGATTGCATCTAACAGTCCAACTCCCATTCCCCTTAACATTGCCAATGCCGTCTCAAATGTCTGTCCGCCAAACTCAGGCAATGACCGACTTTTCGTGTCTATCCCGTCCATTGATACGCTCAATGCATCTTGGTTAGATGCTTTTTGTTGAGGGCTTTCTGTCGACATCAATCCAGCAGTTGGTGCGGCAGCTCCGCCTCCAGCGGCTAACAATCCCTTTGGATTTCCTTTCATTCTTTCAAGAAAAGCCATATTTTCATCAACCCATTTTTGGTCTGCCCTTTGAATTCCGCCCTTTGATAAGTTTCCAGCGTCAATAATATTAGGCACTGATAATGGTCTGCCATTCTTGTCTATTGCAACAGCTTTCTCTGCAAACAAATCTTTAAATGCTGTTCGATAAGGAATTGTTCTTTCAAATTGTTGAACAGGCGAATTGGGAACTTTTAAAATCCCAGCATCATAACCTGCATGAATCTTATTAGGCAATGACACTAAATCTTTATCAGGATCTACTCTTACAATTGCGGCTCCAGCATCTCCAAGAACAGATTCAGCAAAACGTGGATCTTTTGCGCCTTCAATTGTCTCTTGTACTAACGGAAAGCCTTTATCTCTAAATTTTGCTTGATCCATTAACTCTAAAACTCTACCTCGCTTCCTCATGGATAAATTTGCAAGATATTCTTCACCGCCGTTAAAAAGACCCGGCCAGTCTGAAAGATCCAGTTGTTTATCGCCTCTAACTCTCGCATCAAATTCTAATACGTCTTTTTTAAGTAATTTCGGTGAGTTTTCGAGTTGTTGAAAAATTGGATCTCGCACAAATTTTGGAGAATACATTGATGCATCAGTCATCACCGTATTAATTGATACTGGCGACTGACCAAATTTATCTCTGACATATCTTGTTTTATTTAAATAACTTTCAGCAGCTCCAGACTGTGATGCCCAAGCAAGATCATCCCATTTGAATGGAAACTTTGCCCCTCCCTGCACATTAGACTTAACAGGTATGCCTCCTACCTGAGAAAGTAGACCAATATTACTTGGATCGCCCTTCAACGGAATTAATATTTCGCCTTGTAAATTTTCTGGCGTAATAATATTTTTTGGAATATCCTCCGCATTCATTACGGTATCAAAATTGTTTTTTGCTGCTAACCTTTCTCTTTTGGCAAAAACACTATTTTCTTTTTTAATCTTTTCATATTTATTCGTTGCAGACTTAACCCTACTTGGATTATTAGCATTTTTAGGATCCAACAATTTAAGTTGAATTAACCTTTTAACTAGATTTGCTGCTGCTATCGCCACTACGCTATCCCTATTCGTAAATTAAATCGAGCAAGCCTTTACGCCTTAATTGCTCTTTGGCTACTTTAGTTAACTTTGATTTATCAACTTTGCCTGCCCTAATTAGCTGATCTATAGTCGGCAAGTCTGAGACGCCAGCTCGTTTATTTATGTCTTGTACCTCATCCCTATCCAACAGTCTATTAACTTTTATCCTGTCAGATATTAACCAGTCTCCGGCAACGTTAGCGTTTGTGTTGTAATTGTAACTACCACCAAGCGGCAATTGATCTTTGATTTCTGCCGTTTGCGGATCTATACGACCATCATTAGTCATTCTGGCTCGATACATTGCTTCGTTGTACCAATCGTAATCTCTTGGAACCTCTATCTCTCCCCATACCTGATCGTATTTTCGGTAATCAACTGGCAGCGCTCTATTTGATTTTCCGCCAATATGAAGGGCAAATGGATTTGTACCGCTATGGAATCCCGGTCGATACGCCAAACTTCCTATCCCAGATGATATTTCTCCCTTATCGTTTGGTGGCATATGTTTAGCAAACATCCACTCATTCATTGGGATCGGCGTCTTATTGTCAACGTACAATGGATATATCTGATCATTCTTTTGATCAAAAAGTTTGTATGCCTTTCGAGTCTGAGCTGGCTCATCGATCAATGCGCCCTCAAGATTCATCCATTTATTATCTTTAACTATTTTTTCGGCGTCCTCTGGATCCATTTTATATCGATCAACTAACGCATCGACAAACCTCATTAGCCCTCGAATCTTGGCCACTACGCTATCCCTCGCAAGTTACGCCTGATTGGATCGCCCCAGCTCGATGCCTGATTCTGATATCCAACCGCCAAGTAGCGCATTGCATCTGCGCCATGTGATGTCCAGTCATGCCGAGGCCTGCCTCGCCACGTTCTGCCCTTCTCATCAAAGTCTCGTTGGTATTGCCGCAATGCCTCGATGCCTCGATTGCACTTAGTCTCATCGAACCAGCATCGCCCGAGCATGGATCGCACTGCCTGTATTCC